AATCGGTGTCAGTGGATGGTTTGTCGTAGGAATGCTATGGCACGATAGGTCATTGATTGTGGTGAACGGAATCGCAATATCCATCTTCATGATGGGAATCCTAAAACATTTTTTTGGTGGTGCATACTAAAGCCTCTGTGGTGGAATAGGTAGACACACAAGACTTAAAATCTTGAGAACGTAAGTTCGTGCGAGTTCGAGTCTCGCTGGAGGCACCAATCTCTCCGTAGCTCAGCTGGATAGAGCAACGGTCTTCTAAACCGTAGGTCGCAAGTTCAAATCTTGCCGGAGAGGCCACCACCGTTATTCAAATTTATCTAACCAATTTATTAAATCTTGAAGACCACCTATCTCTTCATTCTTACTTGTGTATATCATTGGGAATGATTTTATTCCCATCGCTTTTGCACGACTGAGTTGGTCTTCTGTAATCAAAGTCTTTTCTGTGAATGGTATATCTTTACTATTAAATAACATCTTGACTTTTACTGCATCTATGTTATAATGGTCTGTAATAATTCTATATCGCAAAACTTTCCCCACACCCACAAGATGCTTTTGCATTTGGGTTTACTACCTTTAAATAGCTACCCCCAAATTCTCTAACGTAATCAACAGTACAACCAAGTATGAACATTTCTGCTATTTTATCTACCACCAATATATCATCAATTAAAAAACCGTCTTCTTGTTCGTCTGTAAGTTTCCATTCATATTGAAACCCAGAACACCCACCCCCCAAAACTGAAAGGTATGCGAATCGCTTACTCTCTGATTCGGTCATACTCGTTAAATATTCTCTTGCACTATCTGTTATCTGTAACATCTTGTCTCCTAACCTATTGATTTATTTAGGTTTTTTGACACGAAAAATAAATGAAAATAATACTTGACTTGTTCTCAAAACAATGTTATAGTATATACATAATCAAGAGAGAAAGTGAGAAAACAAATGGCATATATTTCAGCAGAAGACGTTAAACATATTAGGGTTGCACTAAAGAAAGAGTTTCCCCAATATAAATTTTCAGTGACTCGTGACCATCACTTAGGTGTTAATGTTAATTTCATGAACGGCCCAAGGTTCGCAGAGTTTGAAACTAGGGATAGATACACTGGTGTTTGGTCTGTGGATAATCTAGATGGTAATCATCAGATTAATCATTTCCACACTAAAGATTTTTACGGTGATGAAAATTCAAAAATCTTGGATAAGGTTTCTGAGATTGCTCATACAGCGCCTGGTCTTGCTGGTGGTAAAGAGTATTACAATAACAATGATATTCAGAGTGACTATTTTGATGTTGCTTACTATGTATCAATTGGTGTTGGTAAGTGGAACAAAGATTATGAAATTAAGGAGTGTGCATAATGTCGTTAACTAAATCGCAAGTTACAAAATTAGTCGTTGACCTTTGTTGGGAATATGATAGAATGTCTTCAAGTGGTCAAGAAACTCTTGACAAACTTTGTAAGGTTTTAAATATTGAAACTGATGCAGAGTTTGAAGCTAGACTTTCAAGTATGACTAAAGAAGAAATCAATAATGAAATTTTGAATAGGAGTTTATAATGGATAAAGTTGATACAATCGTGGATACACTAGTTGACTTTCTTGCCTATGTAGATTCATTCTATAATCCAAAGAATGGTATTTACCCAATTGAAGGTTTAAAGAATGATATGATTTTCACTGCAACTCTAAAGTATGTTTCTTCGCAAACAAAAGATTATACTTGGGGTGGTGGTGATTCGCTAGATAGAGAAAGAGTGAGGGATATTATCCTCGCTGACAATGGGTTAACCCTTTGATTATAAAGGGTTTTCATTTAGGGGTTGACATTAGTTAAAAAGTCTGATATAGTATTAATATAATCAAGAGAGAGGTTTTAAATTATGGGTTATTTTTATGAAGATTGGAGAGACAAGAAATTGTTTGTTGAAAATAAAGAAGGTCAGTTAGTAATGAACTTCGGTGAAGCTGAGAAATCAATGATTCAGAATCTTGAAGATGCAGTTATCAATTTGACTGAAGGTGCTTCTGATGAGAAAAGGTCTGCAATCAATTACCTTGAGTATCTTGCAGATTGTTTGAAAAAAGGTAAAGTAGAAGTGAAGTGGAATATATCATGAAAATACTTGGTGGAATTTTAATCATGGTTGGACTAATGGCTATCGCTGGTTCTGGAAATGATTGTGATGGTAAGTGTATGGAAAATGCAAATACCTTTGGTGAAATGTTAATAGTTTGTTTTGTTGGTCTTTCAATGATTGGTGTTGGTGGAGTGTTCATTGCAAAATAGAATATGGGAAACAAATCCTAATATGTTAATACCATATTATTTAATGTTCTCATATCTATATTATGAAAAGAATATTAATTTAATTCAAGATACAGAGTTTGACCATATGTGTAAAACTCTTTTAGATAAGTTAGATGGACTTACACATATGCATAAACATTTAGTTAAAAAAGAATCCTTGACAGCAGGAACTGGTTATGATATAGTGTATACTAACATGATAAAACATAGTGCAATGAAACTATCTGAAACATGGAATAAATAAGAATAGTCCTTTTGAGGGTTGCCCCCAGTTTTTGACTTTAAACAAAACTGAAATTGCGAGACTAATTTTCTTGGTGGGTTTTCGTCTTTAAATAAAAACTCCACTACGCATATCCCAACTTCGGTGCGTACTTGATTGCTGAATAAGATTCGGATTAGACAAGGGTGGTACACAACAAAGGAGAACAATCTTCGGATTGGGAAAGAGAGAACTTTCGTTCTCTCTTTTTTTATTTGTCGCACTAAATAATCACATGGAAAATTTTCAAGGTCAAGACGGATTTATATGGTTCACTGGTGTTGTTGAAGATAGACAAGACCCAACAAAGTTAGGTCGTGTTCGTGTTCGTGCAGTAGGATACCATACAGATAATAAAACAAAAATACCTACGGAAGACTTGCCGTGGGCATGGGTAATGATGCCTACCACTACTTCATCAATGAATGGTTTGGGTCAAACTCCACCTTTCTTAGTTGAGGGTAGTTGGGTTATAGGTTTCTTTCGTGACCCAGACACATTACAAGAACCAGTAATTATGGGAACACTGCCTGGGAAACCTTCTCAATTCGGTAATCCAGACTTTGGATTCCATGACCCAAGAACTGAAGACAAAGCAGTATATGGGCCTTACCCAATAAGAATTAATGAGTCAGATATGAATAGACGTTCTACTGGCGCAGACTACCTTGCAGAAACAAGAAAAGAAGAAATATTTTCAAACATTGGAACTGCTGATGGAGAACAATGGGCAGAACCAGAAAGTCCTTACGAAGCAGTCTACCCATACAATCATGTTTATGAAACAGAGAGTGGACACATTCGTGAATTTGATGATACAAAATACCGTACAAGAATTCATGAAAGACATAGAAGTGGTTCTTACTATGAAATTGATGATGGTGGTAATAAGGTTTTAAAAATTGTTGGTGATGGATATGAAATTATCGCTGGTTCTAGATACGCATATGTAAAAGGAACTTGTAATCTTACAGTAGATTCTAATTGTAATACTAATATTAAAGGTAACTATACTCTTAATGTTGATAAAGATATGACTATCAATGTTGGTGGTAAACTTTCAGAAACAGTCAAGGGTTCAGTCACAGAAATATATGAAGATACCAAGACAGAGAATGTAAAGAAAGCAGTCGTTGAAGTTTATGAAGATACCAAGAATGAAAGTGTAACAAAGAAAGTTACGGAAACATTTGCAGAAGGTCAACAAACTTCTATTACTGGTGAATATGATTTAGATGTTACTGAAGCAATATCTATTGAGTCAGATTCAACAATTAAGATTAACCAACCAGGCGCAACTCAAAATGCAGCTCGTAAAGGTGATACTGCTGATACTGGTGATGCTGGTGGTGGTTCACACTTTGATGTTAATGCTGCTGGAACTGATGTTATTGAAACTGGTTCTGGTACTGTCTTTATTGGTGACACTGGTGCGACAGAACTTGCAGACCCAACTCCTGCTCCAGAAGTTGACCCTAACCCAGTATCCACAGCGGAAACTGCATTTGGTGTTACTGGTACTGGAATGAATGAGACAAGAGCAAGAGAGATTATCAAAGGTAGAGAAGATGATATTGCAGTTGGACTTGATGTAGATTCAAATGAACCTTTTGAAATTCAATCTACTGAACCACAAGTGATTGCTGACAATGATGGAAATGAATATGAAAATGCATCTACAGCTGAAAGTAATATAGTTGATGATGATAACAATACAGAGTTGACACAGAAGAACTTTGATGGTAAACTGCTTAACTTCTTACCACATACTGACCCTCGTATTTCTTCTTCACTAAGACAGATTATGGAGAATGTCGCAAAAGAGTATGGAAGAACATTAACAATTACTTCTGCATATCGTAGTCCAGGCTATAACCAGAAAGTTGGTGGTAGTGGAAAGAGTATGCATATGCAAGGTAAAGCTGTTGATATTCGTCTTACAAATACTTCTGTCGCAGATAGACAAAAGTTTATGCAACTCTTAGTAAAACACGGTATTAAAGGTATTGGTGCATACTTCCCAGCGAATGATGGTGGTTATTTTATTCACGCAGACCTTGGTGGGAAAAGACAATGGGGGCCTTCTGGTTCTAGACGTAGTAGTTATGGATGGCAAAAACAAACACTTAAACCACTTGGGTATATTGTATAAATACAATAGAGGAGTTCATCATGGAAGTTATTTGGGGGTTACTATTAACAATATGTACTGGAAGTACTTGTTTGTCTCAAGATATAGAACAGTTTGATACTAGAACATCTTGTGAAGATATGTTATTAGAACACGCATTAATTCCTCATGACGGTGATTGGGATTCAGTAGAATATATCTGCAAACCAATAGGGAGTTTAGGAGCATAAATGGCAGTACAACCAGCATATAGAGATGCAGAGAGAACTAATAATTCTCCTCGTTCTGCTAGGATATACAAAGATTTAAATCTTAACTTCAGTAGGCATCCAACTACAAAACAAGTTCAAACTTTGACTGATGCAGCTGCAGTAAAAAGAAGTGTGCGTAATCTAGTTCAGATTGGTGAATATGAAAAACCTTTTCATCCAGAAATTGCATCCAATGTCCGTAATGTTTTATTTGAAAACATGACTCCGTTTACTGCAAATATGTTGCAGAGACACATAACAGATGTTGTAACAAACTTTGAACCAAGAGCATTACTTACTTCTGTTGAAGTTATTCCAAGGTTTGATAACAATCAGTATGAGGTGACTATTGAATTTTATATTCAGAACGCACCAGCAGAACTAATTGACTTATCATTCACATTAGAGAGATTACGATAATGGCAACAACAACAAAAAGATTAGACGTTACTGATTTAGACTTTGATGATATTAAAGGTAATCTAAAAACCTTTATGAGAAATCAATCAGACTTTACTGATTATGATTTTGAAGGTTCTGGTATGAGTGCATTGTTAGATGTACTTGCATATAATACACATTACCTTGCAATGAATATGAATATGGTTGCAAACGAATCATTTCTAGATACTGCATCTGTTCGTTCTTCAGTTGTATCTCATGCAAAGACTTTAGGATATACTCCAAACTCTGCAAGAGCTCCAATTGCATATGTCAATGTTACACTTAATAATTTTGGTAACCTAACTTCTGCAACTATTCCAGTGGGAACAGTATTTACTACAGTCATAGATGACATAAACTATCAGTTTGTAACAGTCGCAGAACATACATCACAAGTTGTAAGTGGTGTTTTATCTTTTTCTAATATACCAATTTATGAAGGAACTTATGTAACTAATCGTTATACAGTTGATACAAAGAATGTTGACCAAAAGTTTTATATTAATGATGAGAATGGTGACACAACAACTTTACTTGTTGATGTATTTGATAATTCAACTTCTACTTCATCTACAACATTTACTCTTGCAACTGATAGCACACAAACATCTTCTACATCTAATGTATACTTTTTACAAGAAAGTATAGATAATAAATTTGAAATATACTTTGGTGATGGTGTAACTGGTAAAGCATTATCAGATGGAAACATTGTGCGTCTAAGATATGTTGTTACAAATAAAACAAAAGCAAACGGTGCAAGTTCTTTTACAACATCTGCAACAATATCTACAATTACTGACATTACAACTGCAACAGTTGGTAACGCATCTGGTGGCGCAGAAAAAGAAAGTATTCAATCAATTAAATTTAATGCACCTCTTGATTATGCAGCTCAAGGTCGTGCAGTGACAGTTAATGATTTTAAAGCGATTGTTCCAAAAGTATATGCAAACGCAAAGTCGGTTCAAGTTTATGGTGGTGAAGATAATGATGTTCCTACTTATGGTAAGGTATACATTTCTATTGTTCCAACTACTGGTTCAATTACATCTTCTGCAAAATTAAATATTGTTAAGGACTTAAAAAATAATTATACAATTGCATCCGTAACCCCAGAGATTGTAGACCCAGAGTATACAAAGTTAAGACTCAACATTAACTTCGTATATAATTCAAAGAATACAATTAAAGCAAAAGAAACATTAATATCAAATGTTCTGACAACAGTTACAAATTATAATAGTAATAACCTTACAAACTTTGATAGTGCATACAGACATTCTGCATTTACAAGATTGATTGATGATACTGATGATGCGATTACATCAAACATTACTACAATAGAAATGAGTAAAGACTTTACTCCAACATTAAACACTGCAACAAAATATATTGTACCATTTAATAATGCACTACACAATCCACACGCTGGTCATAATAAAGAACTAGGTGGTATTCTAGTGTCTAGTGGTTTTAAAATATCTGGAAATGATAACGAGATGTTTTTAAATGATGATGGTAATGGTAATGCAAGAATGTATTATGTTACAGATGGTACAACTAAAGTATATGAAGATAATACTGCTGGAACTATTGATTATAGAAACGGTGAGGTTGTTTTAACATCATTGAATATAACATCTATTTCAAATGTTGACGGTGAAGCTTCTACCAAAGTAAGATTAATTGTAAGACCAGAATCAAATGATGTTATTGCAGTAAGAAATCAAGTATTGGAAATTGATTTGGGTAATACTGTAATTAATGCAAATGTTGATACTATTGCAACTGGGTCTTCTTCTGCTGGTGTTGGTGTAGCTACTGCAAGTTCTTATACTGGTTCAAGTTCAACTGCATCTTCAACATCAACAAGTTCAACAAGTTCTAGTTCTTCTAGTTCAAGTTCTTCGAGCAGTTCTAGTGGATACTAGTTATGGCAAACAATGACAATACTGTAAAAAATAAAGTATCAACCCACATACAGAATCAACTGCCTGAATTTATTCAGTCAGACCATCCAGTATTTTCACAGTTCGTAAAATTATATTATCAGTTTCTTGAAAGTTCAGAGATTACTTTTAGTGAAGTTAATAACTATATTAGAGAAGAAACTGAATCTGTAAACTTTGTATTAGATGAAAATGGTGACCAGATTGTTTTAGAAGACTCTGAAGTTAAGTTTGATATTGGTGAAGTTATCACTGGTCAAACATCTGGTGCAACTGCAAAAGTTTTAGTTGATGATGTTGATGATAATAAAAGATTATTTGTTACATCCCAAACTCGTTTTATTATTGGTGAGATTGTAAGTGGTGCAACCTCAAATGCATCTGGTACTTTAGAAACATATAGACCAAATCCAGTTTCAAGTATACAACAATTATTAAACTATTCAAATGTTGATTCAACTCTTTATTCATTTTTGGATAAATTTAGAGATTCATTTCTTGAAGGTATAGTAGATAATGTTAACTCTAATGTTGACAAAAGAAAACTTGTAAAAAATATTCGTGACCTTTACCTTTCAAAAGGTACAAAGAAAGGTCATGAGTTATTCTTTAGACTCTTATTAAACGAAACTCCTCAAGTACAATTTCCTACAGATAATATGTTGCGTGTCTCTGATGGTGTTTGGAGTGTAAGGGATGTTATGAGAGTTCTCCCAGTAAAGGGAAGTGCGAGTGAGTTAATTGGACAAACTATTACTGGACAAACATCTTTTGCAACTGCAATTGTAACTGCATCTGTTT